GTTGTTTGGGTAGCTTCTTTTTTAGCACCCACTAATTCTAAAAGACCAGTAATACCTTGATTACCATATCTTTTAACAAAGTTCTCGTCTACATCTCGCTTATGCAAAGCTAAAGCAGCTGTAGTAAGAGCACTTACGTAATTGTCCTGAGTAGCTAACGCAACACTTGTTGGGTTAAGAACCATCCCAGAACCTAAACTTACACTTGCCATAATTTAATAATTTTAATTTTTTAATAATTTATTTATAAACTTTAGTCCCATAAAGTTGAGTCACCAAAAATTTGGTCACTAATTTGTTTCTCTATGTTACTTCCTCCTTGATTACTGGTTACTTTAGCAGGCTCAAAAGATGGGTTCTTTATATCTCTTAGGACTTGTTCAGAGCCTTTAGACCTGTACTGACTAGCAACACTTCTGACTATTTTGTCTTGCAACTTCATAGCCATCATATCTACTGCTAGCGATTCCCTGTCTATTTCTCCTTTCTCATCCATGTAAGGTGCAAAGAAATCATCTAAGTTAGCTAAAGCATCACCTACAACTTGCTTATCTTCTTCTGTTAACTTATAATCAAAACTTTCGTTTTCATTTATTTGAAAAGTTAACGACTCAATATCTTCTAGTTCTTTATCCATCCCATCATAGAAATTTTCTAACTGTTCACGTTGCTCCATTTCCATTTGCTCAACTTCTTCATCAGAATATGTATCACTTAATTCATTAGGTGACCAGTATTCTTCTTGAAGTTCTTTGAGCTCATCTCTTGCTTTAGCAACATCTCTTTTTAGGTGGATTTTACCTAGTTCATTATCTTCAGAGTTGTATTTGTCCTCGTTCTGTTTATACGTGCTGTCAAAAAATAAATCTATTTCTTTTTGAGTTAAATCAGGATTTTCTAAGGAAAGGTATTCTTTTATAACTTCAGAGTCAGACATTTCATCATAATTCTGAGTTTGTGTCTTAAAGTAGTCCTCTGGACTCCTACCTGTTTCAGAAACAAATCTATTAAGTTCTGCTATCTGTTCGCTAGCATAACCTTGACCTTGTTCCCCCTCTAAATCATCTAACAGCTCATCTAGGTCTTCATATTCTGTACCATACTTTTCGTTTAGTACATCTAATGTAGCATCATAAGAGTCATAACTGTCAGCGTCATTTTCTTCAGGTTCCTCATTTTTTTGCTCGTATTCTTCTTCACGAGTTTCATCAGATTTCAAAGAGCTTTCAATAAGCTCCTCTGGACTTTCCTCTTCTTGAGTCATTTCCACAGGAGTTTCTTGTTCTGCAGGTTGCTCTTGAGTTTGTGTTAAATCAATAACATTATTCTCAAGTTGCGAATCTTCTACATTTGCATTTGGTGCAGATTCATGTGCAACCTCTACATTTGTACCAGTTAGTTCACCAAACTCACTGGCTATATCTAGTTTTTCTTCACTCATATTATATTATATTAAATTATTACTATTTGCAAATATATTAAAATTTATTAACAAAGTGTTATTATCTTAAAATATTTGGTATTGGATTTTGTTCTGTCATTTCTGGTGGTGACACAGGGTCAGGTTCCAGCTCTGTTAATGGTAGAGCTCTGTCTCTCTTTTGTTCTACTAATCTTGATTGGTTGTAAGCAGACCTATCTATAGAATCTAATTTTATTTTACCACTTACATCAGCAACAGCTTTCTTGCCAGAGTTATTTAAAGCAATCTCTTTCATTCTTCTTTGATGGTTTAAATCTTCTAACTGATTCTTTAGTTTATATTCAGCCTCTAATCTACCAAGCTCTGCACTAGCCTCCATTTGTATCTTTGCTTGCTCTATTTCAGCCATCATTTTTGTTTCTCTCATTTTAAGATTTGACTGCTGCATATTAGCTTGTCTCTGTATCTCTGCGTTCATCTTCTGTGCTTCGTTAGCTTTTCTCTGTTCTTCTTCTTGATACTTCTTTCTTCTAAACATCAAGACTTGATTAGCTAACTTAACATTCTTTATTCTTCTAACAGTTATAACATCTTCAAGTCTTATCTCTTTTTGTGATAAAGACATCTGTAAGTTTTGCTCTAACATTGACTTTTCTTCCTCATCAGGTGCAACATCAAGCATTATACCAAACTCATTCATGGATATGTCTTTATTAATACCATACATAGCAACTGCTGCTTTACCAAGAACATTTTCAAAAGAACTTCTTTTCATTTTATGTTGTATGACATCTTGCAATCTCATAATAACACACTCTGCAACTCTTTTGGTTATACTCAAATAGCCATCATTTATATTTTTAGTTGCATTATTAGAAGCCATAATCTGTAACTTCTGAACACCAACTAGAGCTTCACTAGGTGGTTTGGCACCTTCCCTAGCTTCGTTTACACCTGTAACATCTCTAATCATTTGTAGATTATGGGCATATATGGATATAAGTTTTTCCATGTCAGTACCTATACCATTGTTAAGTTCCTGAACTGGCATAACACCTGAAGCCTGACCATCGTCAGCGTATGTTCTATAATATATATTACCAGTTTGGTCGTATATCTCCTGTAACTCCAATGGTGTGAAATTACCACCATCACCTTTAGAAACATTTTCTAAAGAGCCTAATTCAAAGGCAGCACCTTTTGGTCTTGCTTTAGCTATGACTTGTTGTAGCTTTAGGTGTGCTAACTGTATTTGGTCAGCAAAAGGTATCATTCTTTCTACCATAGATTTGTTTACCATCTTATGGGTTCCTGGTGCATATATAACATATGATAATTTAGTCTCTGTTAAATTAGACTTGCTTCTCATCATGTTTTTAGCTAGACCATAGTTTATAATATAATCTGTTCCAACTATATATTTACCAGAATAAACTACTTTGACAGAATTTTCTATAAGCTCTCTTTCAAACTTTGACCTTTTTGGTTTTTTGTAATTACCCTTTTTCTTGGTTACACTAAATCCACCATAAGCATTTTGTTTCTTTTCATACTTTATTTGATTTACAGATAAAAACTCTGCATCCATTATGGTAACTCTAAACTTATCATACTCATGCTCATCTTGATATTCATTCATATAAGACTCGTAGTTTGGACTTATCTGGTCATTATAATTTTTTCCTGCATATTCTCTTGCTATCTTTTCGTAGTCTTCTTCGCTTAACTGGTCTCCTGCTATACGTTTTAGCTCTCCAATAGTAATGGTGTAAATCTCACCTGCATGCTGAACATCGTGATAATCTTCATTATTAGTATAAGCTGTAACAAGATTAGCTGGGTCAACATACTTTATTTTTACACCTGTGTTTGGGTCTAAAGAAGTTTTTGTTGCACCTATACCACAAACTATTAAATCTCTTATGACAGATTTTTTTATGCCATCATAATTATTATTCTCCATAACATACTTAATGCCACTCTCTGCAGCAATCTCTGTTGACTGCTTATAGTTTAGCTCCATGTGTATATCTAACTCTTCTTGATTTCTAGGAACATAACCTGCCCTATCTAAGTCATACCCTGTTGCTTTGTTAAATTCTTTCATTGCAGGGTGAACTAGCATTTTAGCAAACAATGCTTTCTTATCTTTCTCTCTAAGTGTTTGTGCTATTGGGTCTACAGCGTTGGCTACCACCTCATATTCTTGATTAGCTAAGTCGTTAACTATAAGGTCTACAAATTTAGGTATTATGTTTACAGGTGTGAAATCTAAATTTAAATATGAAGTGTCACCTTGAACATCTAACAAATCTTTATATTTAGAAACATTTTGTGAACCTTGTGCGTAACTTCTGGCTTTTACATATCTAGACCTTCTGCTGTCAACTTTCATATCAGCGTTGTCCTTCCAATCGTGATACATTTTTTTGAAATAAGCTAAACCATATTCTTTTTTCTCTTTTTGTTCAGGCGTAGCAAATGGACTTGGGTATCCACCTATTTTTTCTATTTTTTCAAACGCATTTTCAATGTATTCCATTTATCTGATTTTTTTTGATAAGTTACCCCTATTACTATAAGTTTTTACAAATTTAACAAATTTTGGGGATTCTTTCTTAATTTTAACAAATTTTTGTGAAGCCAACAAAGCTAAACTAGAACTTATTGTTGCATCAAACTTAGTTCTGTTAGCAATATCAAACCTACTCCAATCATCTAAAAGCTTATTAAAATAACATTTACCTATCTCTCCTGTGTCTGGTTTTATACCAACATGGTCATATATGTAAGTAGCCACAGCCTCTGCTTGTGCATTTATAACTGCCACACCAGAACCTGGTATACCTTTTGTTTTTTGTTTTTTACTAAAGTCAGTGTGTGTTGAATCTGGTCTATCCATTAGGTAGTCATAATAACCCCTTCTTTCAAAGTATTTTATTATACCTATTTTGTTGTTTTCTACAAGTATAGGACAGCCATAAAAAACACAAGTCTTAATCATATCTTCATAAAACATATCAGCCTTTGGTGGTCTGTTTATATATTCACAAACAAACTGTTCGCATGGAGCATTTTCATCCATGGTAAATTTATGATACACGTGTGTTGCTGCATTAGACCTTCTACCATCTGTCGTTGTATCGTGGTCATAGGGGTCACATCCTGCAACAAGATTTAAAGAATTACCAGGCTTTTTACCTCCACGACTTTTATCTATAAGATTTCTCTTATCTTCATCTGGAACCCAGCATATCTCCCACTTACCTTTATTGTTTGGTATCCATATGACTTCAGTGTCTTGTATACCATTTCTCCATATAAAATCACCTCTGGTAGTTATATTATCAGCTATTTCATTGTAATCCATCTGTTGATATATTTTTTCTACATCAAAAACACTTGATAAAGAGTCATTTCTAAAAGCTTCTTCTGGTGTAAATGGAAACTGTCTTTTGAACTCAGACAACTCTGTGGTATTGTTTTTCAAACCATCCCTTCTGTTTTTTATATAATCCCTAGCACCTACATCTACATTTACGCCATCCATACCCATCACAGGCTTTGATGGTGTTTTAGTAACAGAGAATCCATATTCATCTATAAATCCTTCTAAGTTTTCATCTGCTGGTATAAATAAAGAATATAGACCAGACTTTGTTCTTCTGTTTAAATCTTTATCAGATATGTCTGAATCATAATATAGATTTTTATATTCAAGACCACCATCCTCTAACTTATTAGCTGTTGAGCCCATCATACACTTGCCCACTATCTTTCTACCCAAAAGTAAACAAGTTTGTGTTACAGACCAGTTTTTGGCTATGGATGTAGAGCCAGTCCACTTACCTGCCTCATCATGTACAAGTAGTTTTAGCTTCATACCATCGTAACTATTATCTGCTGTGTTTTTCCAGTCTATAACTGTATTAAGTGCTTCAGATTTTTGTATATGCTTATTCTTCTTAGTAATCTTTTTAGCTGGCTCTCTAAAAGCTAGCTCAACCCTTGGATTACTAGAACCATCTTGTATGGGCTGAAAGAAGAATGGGTATCTTCTGTATATCCTAACAACTTTGTCTGTAAACATTGTTTTAGCATCTGAACCTGTTTTTGATAGCAGACCAAAATTAGATTCATACGTTTGTGTTGCTTGATTAACCATCTCAGCACTAGCCATATACGAGAATCCAGAACGTCTATTTTTAAGAAAGCACATACCCATACTGTCAGGGTCAAGCTTACATGCTTCCCAGAATAAAAAGAACTTTCTGTTAGCGTCTCTATAATCAGGATAACCAACATCTATATTAGACCACTGTATAAACATGTAATGACTACCTGTTATGTAAGTGGGTTCTCCATTGTTCATAAACCAGAGACCATTTATTCTCCTTTTAAATTCTTGTTCTATGTAATCGTAGTAATCGTTTGC